TAAAAGCTCTTTGAACTTCCTTTAATAAAGCCCATCTATCTGATTCTGAATTAGCTATTATATCAAATAAAATCCTAATCCTTCTATTTTTTAACATAGTAGGAGAAACATATTCTCCATGCCTAATAGCGTATTTTTCGGTGCTTGACTGAGTAGCTACTTCAAAGAAACTGAACTCCTTTAATACAAGTCCCCCATTATCTCCTACTAAACTAGGAGAATTGAGAAACTTTAATCCGTTATATTCTACTTTATATGCCATAATTTTATTATAACTCATTCAGGATTTCTTGTTATCTCATAAATAATCGTAATATAATCAAAAAAAAGAAAGCGTTATTTTTTAACGCCTTCCCTATATGAATTTCATATTCCTTAATAAATACTGTTCTAACTCAAATTCACTACTAAATTTAAGCTTTTTATACTTCTTAAGTAAATCAGGATTTTTCCTACATCCCACCATCTCTACTAAAACTCCTACTTGACTAGGACTAAGCTCGGATATTTCTTCTTTATTATATCCGTATTCATGCATTAGTAAGGCGTAAGTATAGATAGTTAAGACTTCTCAATATACGCCATTATTGGAAGCCTCTACGCTAAACCCAAATCTTTTAAGATGGTTTCTATTACCTCTTTATGCTTCCCCATAGGTAAATCTTTTAGGATTTCCTTAAATTCATCGCAATCCCCCTCTATACAATTCTTCTCTAACATCTGAAGAACGGATAATCCTAAATCTTTCATCTTAGGTTCTCTAAATACTCGTTTCTTATCTCATAATTCAATTTCAGACTTCTTATATCCATCTAAGAATTCTTGTAGGTTAATCATGATCATATAGTATCTTATAAAAAAGCAGATAGGCAAACGAAGAAAACCTATCTGCTGTTTTACGGAGGTAATCTTTCAACTACCCCCTAGATTTCTTCGTTTAGTTTATGTTAAGCTGAAGGTAAAGAGAATCCTTCAAAATCTTGCTTAATAACTACTCCTGTAATTTCTACAGGGAATCCTACTGTAGTATCATCATTATCAGCTATTTGCTGTAATGTAGCTTTACTAGCTTGGCAGTTATCCAAGTAAGTAGTAATTCTCTTAGTTTCTCAGTTATATTCATACTCATTCTTTAATACCATAACGAATGGTGCGGCCAAAGCGTTAGCTTTATGGTCCATAACCTTAGCGTTAGCGTTAGTAGCTGAATAAGTAATAGTTAATTTAACTGATTCAGGAGAAGTAGCATCTAATTTTCTTGAAGTATGTTCAGAATCCTTACATAGTAATTTTATATAAGTAGCTCAGAACATAGTAGCTCATACAGTATAATCTGTAGAAGCTGTAAGAGTTTCTTCTTCTCATGATATTAGAGCTTTAACTGAAGTAGGGCTAATAGCTGTTCCATCAGCGTTAGAGTATTGAAGAATAACATCTTTATCAAAACTCCAATCTCATGGCATGCATACCTCTACTTCTCATGATACAGTTCCTGCATGAAGTTCTACTAATCCACTTTGAAGGATAGCTAATTTCTCTACAGTTAATTCGTGAGCAGTAATATTTACAGTTATTTTATTACCATCTCTCATTTTCTTTAAAGAACCGTTAGAATATATATCCTCAACAGTTTCTCCAGCGTTAGCTAGACTTTGGTCTTTATAGAATCCTAACTGATAGAAATCATCACTCCATTTCTTAGCTATGAACACCTCCATAGAATTAGGAATCATGTGTCATGGATTTAATGGTGCTTTTAAAGTCATTATCTATAAACTTATACGATATAAAATTATTTCTTTTTCCGTTGCTTTTTTGCAGGTTTCTTTTCTACTTTTACTTCCTCTACTTCTTGAGATTCTACTTCCTCAGCTTCTTCTACCTTTACAGGTTCTTCTACTTTAGGAGATTTTTTAGGCTCTCAATTAGTAGGCTTCATAACAGTAGGATAGAATCCTCCAACTTCGTTATCGCTAACTACATCTCATTTCTGATAATCTATATTAGCAATACGGCAATCCTGAGTTATTTCATATAAAGCCATATTTCCTTTATATATGAACTAAAATTCTAAGGAGGAGAATTTAATCTCCTCCGTAGGTTTATATTAACTATCCTTGAATCTCAGTAGTTGGAATAGGATGTTCAGCATCGTTATTAACGCTTACTCCTAAATCTTCTTCATTAACGATTATTACTTTCTTAGCAGGTGCTTCCCAGCTAGCATTATAAGCTCATGTTATAAATGCTTCTTTAGAAGCCTCTCTAAATTCAGCAGTAATAGTAGTTTTAATAGTTTCATCTATTACTTGAGAATTAGTTGGTTCTCTATAATCAGCAAATAGAACATCTACTTTTTCTTCAGGATCCTCCATTACATGAATTACAGGTCTTCCTTCTCCGATAAATACATCTCCTGTTTCAATAGCATCATCAATTATGAATGGAAGGTCAATTCCCATTACATCAGAAGTGAAGTAAGATAATCTAGTTCCAGCTCATTGGTCATGTCTATCTTCAACGATATATTTATTCTTGAAAACTTTTCTGAAGAAGTTTTTAGTAGCAGAATTTAAGAAGATAGCCTCAGGCATTCCTCCTCTTTGTTTAATTCCAAGAAGAACGTTCTCAATAGCATCTTCAGAAATAGAACCATCAGCATCTAGGATATATCCTCCTGCTTTATTGATAGCTTCTTTCCATCCTCCCATAGTTTTTCTAACTTCTCCTGTAGTAGAATCTAATACAGAAACTCCGTAATAAAGAGTTTTGTTAATTTCTCTAAGTTGTTCGTTAAACTTAGCTTCTCTTTCATCATTTAATAAATCTTCCTTAGTTTTATGCTTATATGCGGCCGCTTCTTTAGTCACATAGATAGACTTAGTGAAAGTCTGAACAGTATTAGAGAAAGAAGCTTCTCCAAAAGCTTTATAATCCTCAGTAATAGCAAATTCTGATTCTGCTTTAGAAAGGATTTTAACTACTTGATTAGCAGTCACAGCTGAAGCTGGAGTAGAACCCCAACCTCTAATAACAGTAAGAGGAGTATATTCAGAATCTCAACTTCCTGAGTTATCTCCTTTAGCTGTCACCATTAATCTTTCATCTCCTATCATGAGTAAGTATCCTTTAGATAATCTTGCTCATAATTCAGGGTCCACTTTTAATGTAGTAGCTGAACTATTAGCGTTTTCTTTAATAATTCCTTCTTTAGCTACTTTCTTTTGAGCATAGTAAGTAATAGTAGGTGCTTCTACATTACTTCCTCTTTCAGCTCTTTCTAATAAAGGTGCTACTTCTTTAGTTAATAAAAGAACTACAGACACCCAATCTTTAAGGTTAAAATCACTTGATAAATGTAAAGCCATTTCTGTCAAAAATAAGAATAAAAGGTTTATTTTTCGGCAGTTAATGAGAACAGTTCATTTCTTTCTTTAGCCGTTAATCTTCCTTTTTCTGCTTTTTCCATAAGTTCCTCTTTTCTTGACTGAGAAGTTCATCATGGGATTTTACTTCATCACTCAGGGGCCTTTACTCAAACAGCTCAGGACATCTTATCTAAAGAATCCAATTTACCGCTCAGAACGAATGGGTCAGAAATATCGTCCACTAATATCCTAACATCATTTCGTTTTTCTCCGAATTTCTTTTCTAGTTCTGCTAATCTTTGAGTATTTCTCTCAGTTATAGCAGTTTCCCTAGCCTTCCAAGTTTCTTGTTCCTTTTTCAAGGATTCAATTTCTTGGTTTTTTTCTGAGATTACTTTTTCGTATTCTCATTTTTTGAGAGCTTCTTCTTCAGCTTTCTTAGTTTCAGCCTCTTTATACTTAGCCAATTCTGCTTCGGCTGATTTCATTCTCTCATTTACTTCCTTAAATCTTTCATAAGGAATTTGGTTTTTGTCCTCCTTAGTTTCTTTACCTGCATCTGATTCAGGAGTAGTATCAGGGGCAGTAGTTTTCTTTTCTTCTTCTTCCATCGTTTTTTGCGTTTAATAAGAATTAAAACGCCTTGTAATATAGTGAAAAATAAAAAAGTGTTATTTTTTTCTTTAATAACACTCTTATATCTCGCTTTTTATCTATATTCTTTATCCTCTAATTTCCGTTATTTCCCTTTTAGCCCCTCCTAATAGGATCATATCTTCAGCTTTACTCATATCGGCTACTATATATCCTCTACAGTTAGGATGAAAAGGAGGAAGCTCTACGGTTCATTCCGTAATATCTACTATATCTCCGTTCATCTCGGCACATGCCTCGCAACAGTCGGCATGTTCTATTATCCTAAATTTAGTAATTCATAATTCCATAGCCCTATTTATAGTTCCCTGAGTATTAGCAATAGCCGTTTCGGTTCTAGTTAGCATATCTACATATCTATCCATACTCCGAAATTTACCTCCCCTATCTTTAAATCCTGTAATTCAATTATTACTGAAATATTCTATTACTCTTTCATTTACTTTATGTAATCATTCTCAGCTAATCATTCCCTTAGCTAATTCTTCTCTAATCTTTTCTTGCTGTAATTGGTTTATCATCGTAAGGGCTTGGCGTTCCATCCCATCTAAGCTACTTCTTACGTAGTTCTTAGAGTTATTTAATAAAGCATTTACCGCCTGAATATGAACAGGTCCTAATTCATGCATAATAGTTTTAATCTCCTTCTTACTTAAGGCTACTCCTACTCCAATTCATGCACTTAATCCAGCTACATCATCTATATAGGAGGCTCATTTAATATATTCCGTAGGAATTCTTATATCAGCTCGTTCTCCGTATTCATCTCCTAAAGTTTTAGCTATATTCTTTAGCTTTTTTAGAAGCTCGTTAGCTTTAGCCATATCTTCCGAACGAACGGCTTTCATATATAGCAAATTTATTCTATCCATTTCCTCCGTGAATAGTCTAATCAGCTTTTTATCTTCTATCGTTAAACTTGCTAAGTATCTTTTTCTATCCATAGAGAATCCGTATAGGCAGTAAAATACTAAATACTAATAAGAATAAAGCTAAACAAATCTGAAGGAAGAAAAACCAAAAGAATTTCGTAAATCTTCATGGTTTTTCTCAAATTTCGGATAGAGAACTCTTTATCTGTTCTCCCATAGGAGTATCGTTCTCAAATATACTATTCCGTTGCAGACTCATCTTCGTTTTCTTCGTTATCTTCTAAAAAGCTTTTTGAATCATATTTAGCGTAAGCGTTTTTTTCTTCCTCAGCTATTCTATCTAATTCATCCTGAACTTCGGCCTCATCGTATCCCATAGTATAAGCTATGGCTGATTCTTTACTCATTATTCATGCGTTCATTTGCAATACGGCCGTATTAGTTCTTTCTGATATATCATATACAGCTGGTTTCTTAAATCTTATAGTAGGATATTCTACAGCTTCTCCTAAATACTTCATAAGTAGAACGAACATTCTTTGAAGGCTATTATATATCCTATCTTGTTTAGATTCTACTCTTGAATAAAATACCTGCCGTTCTTTATCTGAAGTTCCTACAGGTGCATTACCTCCGAATATGGCGTTATAAAGTAAAGCACTAGGAATTCATGCTACAAATCCGATAAATTTTAATAACATAGGGATATACTTATCTATTGTCATATTTAGATAGTTAGCATCTTTTACGATATACTGAGCTGGAGTTTCTCATGGATTATGGATTAAGAAATCAGGATTATCTGCAAATTGTTTATCCTTTCTAAGCTTTTGAGCATTAATAGCATCTTTAAATCATGCTGGAACGCTCATTTTACTCGTAAGGTTTTTAATCATTTCAACAGAAATTTGACTTCCTCTATCGTTTATTTCTTGGAATAAATCAGCTAAATCTACATAGTCAGACTGATTAAAATATCTTGGAATTTCTCCTACAAATCATTTTTGTTGGATAACTCTTGTATCCATTTCATCTACTACGTTAGGATTAGTAAGATCATTATTGAATATAAATAGAGGTAAATCTTCTAAGGATTCTTCTACCCCCTCAGCTACTCTATTTTTAAATACGAAATCTTTATTATATTCTCGTTTTTCTCCGTAATATCACATCCATCCATTATCTACTTTTTCATATCTATCTACATACATATATCTTTTCCCGTTTTCATCTTTCTGAACGGAGAAGATAAAATGCTCTTTAATATCTTCAAATTCATCTCCTATTCCTAATCCTTGCATATTAGCCATATAATTAGGTAAAGGGATATATTCTAATCTTGGCATCTCTTTTCAGTTCTTTAATACTTTTCTTACTCTAACAATTGAATATCCGATAGAACTCTGATTAGTAATAGCTTCATCTAGGATTAACTTTAGATTTATTTTATCTCCTAGTTCTACAAATTTTTCGTTTTTATCATCGTTTCAGAAATCAACAGCAAATCCCATACCGATTACGTAATCCTTAAAGATTCTCGTAATAGCCCTTCCTAGATTAACAGGAATATATAAATACTCATCCTTATCAAAGTCATGGGCTAAATC